AATTGTAGTTGCAGCGGCCATCGTTACAGGATTCGGCTGTAGCTGGCTCTGCACCGTGCTAATATTCTGATGCAGCAAATCACTCATTTATTCTACTCCTAAGAAATCGCACCCGGATACCACACATTAGCCTGTTTGCTATAAACCATGACTGTTGCGCGGTTCTGTGCCATTGTGACAGCTACAGCGATGTTACCCGTAGTCAATAGCCCTAATGTTCCATCCACAGGAACTAGTACGCAGATTCCACTAAAGCCACCACCAAAGAATGGATTGAGAGTAGCAATTGCTGTAGAACCTGTTAGTCGAATCAAGTCTGATTTAACATCAATAGTCGTTGTTGAAGCGGCTACTGTTTCAGACAGTTTTGTAGTAGTACCAGGAAACATATACCTCCACCTCCACTTTCTATATGTTTCTTAGTTACGTATTAGCTTGAACGGCTGCCGCCAATGCATCAGCATTAGCATTCAGAGTGTTAACTTCGTCTTGAACTGGCTGAAGTTCAGCAGCCGTAGCACCATTGGCTAGAGCAGCATCAACAGCAGCCTGAACACGAGCAGCGATACCATTAATAAGGGCTACTGCACTCGCTACAACCTGAGTTTCGCGAGTAACAGCATCCTTAAGTGCATCAAGAACCGGATTCGACATTTTTTTCCTCTTGTGATGAAATAGCTTCTTCAAGCTTATCAGTAGACTCATTAACCGTTTTAGTAAGCTTTTTGAGTAACTCGGTATCAATTTGTTCACCTCGTATTAGGCTGACAAATGATACCAAGTCCTCAATACCACAAATTTCAAGCTTAAACACGGCTACTAGTATCCTGATGGAACAGCCAGAGTATCGATATAGGCGCAAGCAGCAGGATTGTTTACGAATACCTGCATACCAACGACCATGTAGAAGATATCAGCCGTAGCAACGCCACCTGACGCGCCACGAATTTCAAAGATATTCCTACCATCAGTCTTATAGAATCCGAGTGGCAATGTTTCTCCACGTCCCCAGATGCTATCAGTGACGAAATCGATACGGGTCTTGTCCCAATTATACGATTCCTTAACTGGCGCACCAGCCATCTGCATCTTATCAAAATACATATCCAAAGATTCATCTTTGGGCTGTTTCTGAATGATGCTGATTAGCTGACCAATTTCCTCATACGCCTGTTTCTGTGCAGGATGCATCCATGCATTCGGTTTGAAATCGTTGTCAATACCAGTCCTGTTACCAATCTTATTGATAGCAAGGCGTGGCAGTGGCAACGTCAATGCGGCTGACGATGCATTAACACGATTCGCGCGAATTTCAGGAGTAGAACTACGCGAGAATCCCAACCATGTTCCAGTAGATGCACTGGAATGATGATATGGAACACCGAATAGCGCGGGTAGGCTTGTAGGTGAACTAATACCATTGACCACAATCAAGTCACCGCCAGTAGAACCAGCGATAGCCGGAGTTACGTCAACAGTCTTATTCTCTACGTCCCATCCAGTGATAACACCTGAACCCTTGAGAGTAGCTAGAGTTGAGTTATACAATTGAACAGTCTGACCGAATCTCATCAGACGGACACCGAATCCATCGGTGGTGCAAGTATAAGTATCAACACCGCCAGCAGTAGCAACGCTAGTAACAGTTCCTAGTTGACCGTTACCAGCTTGCATCATTTGAGAATCTAGCTGTCTACGAAGTTCGTCCGTAGCAGTAGCAACTAGTCTACGAACAGCAGCCGTAATAGCCTTACGGTCGCTATTCGTTGACCATTCCACTAACTTCGTGTATTCAATATTTTCTGACATGAATACCGGCGTTAGTACGGCCTTGTCCCACTGTGGGCCGCCACCGCGACCCAAATCACCACCATCAGCGCCAAAATATTGAAAACTTCCACCCGGACGAAGTTCCAGTGGAATGCGCATCTGGCGATATGAAATTACCTCAACGTCCTGTTTCTTAATGTTAGCATAAAACTTATCGTCACGCTCAAAGACTGTCCGAATCTTTGGAATGACTCTTTCAAGTTCTAATGCAGTAACATTAGATTCAACTACTGCCATTAGTTAGTCCTCATTTAAAAATTCCAGTGTAGACTTTCCCTTAGAAGCATTTTCCTTACTATTAGAGCCACGTAATGTTTGGGGAGTGGCTGATTCCCTTTTAGCAGTAGTCGTACGAGCAGGACTAGTTTCATCAGTTTCCTCACGCACTCTTTTGCCTAATCCCCGTAAGGCTTCATTTCGGGATTGTTTGATTGCGCCAGGTAGTAATGATTTCGCCTTCGCCAAATAAGCAGACCTAATCTTCTCAGTAGACTGTTTGGAGAATTTATCTTCCGCGGCTTTCTCCCATAGCCTGTCTAACAATCGTCTAAACTGAGAATCTGCACTAATCTGTTTTTGAACAGTTTGCATTGCCTCATTAACAGCAACGCGCTTAACATAACTAGTCATGGAACCTTTCGGGTCCATATTTTGGTCAATAGTATTCTTAAGAACACCATCAACTCTACTTTGCAATTCACCTTGAACTGTTTCAAATCGTTCTTGGAAAAATTGCATTCTTTCTTTTGCTAATTCATTCTCCTGTTCAACATCTTCTTTTGGCTTAGTCTTACTAAATGATTCTGGATTCTTCCATTCAGTAGTTCCAGTAGCAAATTTGTGTAATGAGCGCGCGGCTGCTAGTAATTCTTCATCGTTACTACGACTAGCTTCACTAACCATCGCCGCTACAGTACTCTTAAGAGTATTCTGAACGACGTGATAGAACGCGCGCTCATCTACTTCCTTTAATGTTGTTAGATAGTTATCTACAATTTTTCCGAATGCTTCAGGATTCTGCTCTCTTACTGACTTTAAAACAGTCTCCGTATTACCTTTTAACAGGTTATCGGAAAATTGGGTAAATGTTTTAGCTGTCTCTATTACCTGTTCAGCATCTTGAGGTGTGCCGAACAGTTCCGAATACTTCTGGTCACGATAATACGCTTTTTCGAGATGTGGAAACTTTTTAAATAAGTCTGGAAACGCTTTAAGAATTTCAGAGCGTTTAGCCGGAGCTATAATCTCTAATTCTTCTTCATTAATTTCTGGTTCTGTTTCTTCATCATCTTCTTCAGCTAATTTAATTTCAGGTTCTTTTTCAGTTTCTTCAGTTTCTTCTGTTGTTTCTTCAGTTTCTTCTTTTACAGGCTCTTTAGCAGGTTTTTCTAATGGAATAGTTTCTGGAGTTTCTTCATCTAATAGGTCAATGATACCAGAAACACCTAAATCACGATTTTCAATAGGTCCATCATTGGATTGTTGCATTTGCTTTCCTCGGCATTGGGGCAGCCATTGGTTTAGCACCTTTATCATCACCTATTGGATTAGGTGCCTGATTATTACTACTACCAGGTTCTTTAGGTGCCGCATTAGGGCTAGTTGGCGCCTGTGCTGCCTGCATCGCCATCATAGCCTGAAAAACATCGATATGACGCTTCATATGCAATAATACGTTTGCATATCCTTCTGGATTTTCTTGCTTACACAATCTACCTGCATCAGATACAGCCCATCTACGACAAATATCTGCTTCAATCTGATTATTATCTACATTCGGGTCTATATCTACTGAAGGTTCCATTTGTCCATCAGGTCCGGGTATTGGACTAGACTGAACTAATAGACGAATTTCCTCATACTGTTTCTGTCTATCATCCTCACCAGGAATTTGAAATTCATTCAATCCAATAGCCTTTTTAATGAATGGAATGTTCTCAGGGTCCATCATTGCTTGCATGACCATAGGATTGCCACCTTGCATCATTTGCATGACTACTTCTTTAATCGATGCCCATGATAGTGGTAATTGTTCCGCTGCTTCTAGTTCAATATCTCCAATAGTTCCTTCTAGTTCCGCGCGCCTAATGAATACGTTTACATAATTTCCAGTTGATGGGTCTTTCTGTGTGTATTTCTCATCGTATTTCGCACATTTAATGTAGGATGGAATGACCTTACCGAATATGTCTTTCCACCAAAACGTAAACATCTTCCACGGTGTTTGCTGTCTCTGTAGCGCCTGCGCGCGTGACATTGAATATTGCGCCGCTGTTCTAGAGCTATTAGGCTGCGCACCACCAAACAGACTAGGCAATGCCCCTGACGCTAATTGTCCCATCTCCTGAATTTTCTCAGCAAATGGTAATACCTCTTGCGATAGTGTAGCTGTTTTGACCTCGTAGAATGCATCGCCAATAGATTTTCCTGATGCTGGCTTAGTAGGATAAATCGCGCCAGGTGTAGCTTCCGTATCACGATACGCATTAAAATCTAATACATTCGGGTCAGCGAATGTTTGAGGGATACCATGTTCTACTGTCTGTAATGTAAGAGAAATAATTTCATTAGTAATCTCTTGAACAGATGTTAAAAGTAGACCTAATGGATCGTAATGAATATAATCAGATAGCGGATTTTTTGTAACAGTCCAGCAATCATCTAACGCTTCATTACATGCTTTACCAAATTCTGTATTGACATAAGAAACTTTGATTCCATCAGGGAATCTCTTTCTAAGGTCCTTAATGTCAGCTTCTTCAGTTAAAATATTATACGAATATGGTCTAAGCCAATAGTGATTTATGGTAGCCGTATCTCGTGGATAGTCGCCGTAGTATTGAACTGGAAGGCGCATCCATCTATCGTAATAGTCTCCCATTCCACCGTAAGAGGGTGATATTTTAGAGTTACCACCCATTTTATTTCGAACATTAGGAAATTCGGCAATAGCCTTACTGTAGTGAACGTCATACGAATATTTTAAATATGGTGCTTCTTCGATGGTGCGCGCGTATACTGGCACCTTAACATTCATTACGCCGTATGCTTCAATACACTGTCTAGTCTTTGGCTTACGAGTGATTCCAATCAGACGCGGAACGATGATTTTTTCTGTTCTATATTCAGGGTCAATAATTGCTAGACATTCAGGACAAGTAGCACCTTTTTCACGAATAGTACTATGTGCTAATACGTCATCGTCATCAGGCATGTATTCGTCCATCTCCAAATCTGATAGAGCTTCATCTGGTAGATTAGCCTGACAAACTGGACACACAGCAAATTGAATTTCTTCTTCCTCGTCCTCGTAATCTTTACTTTCGTATGTTCCGAACTTTTCATCCTCTTTAGGATAGCTATACGCGGCTACCATTCCTTCAGTGCAATAAAGGAATAGAGCATGTAGTAAAAGTAATGGAGCGTTATTATGTTTTGAAACTAATTCCGCAATCTTGTTACCAGCTTTAGCAGTCGAAATATCTAGAGCATTATCCGCATCATCAGGCGAACAATCAATATTAGGAACCTGAGCGCCCAGTGCAGCAATAATTGACTCCAAATACGCACGAAATACGTTAATCGGCTTATCGTAATACGCTGACGTATCGGCATCTAAGTAATCAGAACTATTTCCAATACGCCAATCATGCGCGACCTCGCTATACCAGATATTACTAAATCCAGCCCATAGTAATTTCATCTGGCGGGCTTGTCGCAATTGCCTTTCACGAACGAATACATCCTCTTTATCAAAACAATCTACGATTGTCTTAATACATTGAATCGTACGTTCAGGCAATTCTTTTTCTTTAGACATTACGATTCCTGGGCATTCCGTATTGATTATATGCTTGTTGTGATATTCCCTGTGGTCCCTGTGTTTGTAATGAACCTGCTCCCATATTTGGTTGATTGTGCGATTGCAAATTCATGAAAATCTTTAATAGTTGTTCTAGCCCACCATTACTAGGACCAACTCCACCTTGAGGAAA